CGCCGAGTGGGGCCGCCTGCAGCGCGGTACCGCCACGCTCAGCTACATGCTGGCCAAGGGGCGCCCGGAGCTGACCCCCGACCAGACCTACAGCCTGCTCGGCATCAAGGCCGAGATCTCGGCCATCGTCTGGCTGGGCGGCAACCTGCGCCACAGCTTCACGCCAGACAGCTACACCACCAGCCTGGAGCTGGAGTCCAAGCTGCCCGATGGCGATGATGTGGATCTGCTGGCCGATCACGACGGCGACTACACCGGCGTCGTCGCCTGGTACCGCGAGGAGAAAACGGGCGAGCAGAAGAAACTCACCGCCGGCGACCAGACCAAGCCCAAGCGCCTGACACACCTCTACGCGAGCAAGGCCAACGCCCAGCGGGCGGTGGATCGGGAGTTGAAGCGGCTGCAGGAAGCGCAGGCATGAAAAAGGCGCCCTTGGGCGCCTTCTTGTCAGGTGTGTGGTGCCGTGCGCGTGACCAAAGCTTCCAGCATCCGCACCATCATCACCCGGTCAGCTTCCGCCAGCTGTCTATAGAATCGAATGATCATGCGCTCACGCTCAGTCAGATCACCCAGGTGAGGCTGCGCATCCGACTCATGGACTTGCCCCTTCGCCTCAACGATTTCGAAACCCATCTGCATACTCCATCATTGGCAGTGAATTTCTGACGTTACAGCCAAGTTTCAGAATCCCAAGCCCCTCTAAACTGGTACTCGCAGAGTTTCGCGGGTCCAAAAAAAGGCGCCATCTAGGCGCCTTCCGGTAACTCAATAGCCTTACTTGCTCTTCGGGTTCAACGCGTCCAGCTTCTTCGCCAGTTGTTTATTGCGAGCGCTGCGCTCGAAAACCTTGCTCTTGAAGTTAGATATCTCACGCCACTCATGCAGGATCAGGAAGAAGCTGGAGATGCTGATCCCCAAGCTCAGCCCGGTATAAACCGTCACCGCGTGGTAGACCTTCCAACTCGCGGGTGAGAACCACAGTCCGAACGCAATGATGATGGCGGACACCAGGTAGAACGTGAGCGCGATCTGAACTTGCCGTATTTTTTCCGACACCGTTTCACGGATTCGACGGCGCTCGCTACCGGACAAGCCCTTCGTCTCACGGATGCTATTCAGGTTGACCCATAGCTGGATGGCAAAGCCCATCGGCAATAGGAAAACCGTCAACAGCCCCCACTGCACAACCGGTGCAGTGGTGCGATCGAACGAAGCCACAATGTAATGAGCCAGGAGCGCGCCCATGGCAGCGGAAAGCACCACTGCCAGCACGCCAGTTCCTGTCCATCCACCTTGCTTTTTCATCTATCACTCTTCTGCGTTTTGCTCAGGATCTGCATCGCCTTGGCGAAGTTTCCCAACCAGCCAGCCGTGCAACTTGTGGTATAGGACACCCTCATCGAGTAGTCCATTCTCCAGCTTTGCGACTGATATGGGGCCCGATAGTTTCAGGTCATTGCCCTTGATCTCGCCACCCCCATTGAGCGAAATCCTGACGTCTGCCTCATCAACATGCCGAAGCGAGGTGGCGATGTTATCAAGCATCCGCTGCCCGACCCGCGTGGTCTGACGAACGTAGGTGATCTCCAGGCTAACCTTGAGATTCGCCTCGTCGAGGTCCTCCTCCAGATCGAGGCGGTTGAACCAATCGGCTCCAAGGGCAGCTTTGATCACGTCGCCGGCGAACCCTGTCGGGAAGAACCGCACACGGCGGGCATCGATCCCCTCCTCTTCCTCCGGCTGGGCCGGGGCAACTTCCTGCTGCGCCTCACGCTCACCCTCTGGAACAGCCTGTGCGGTTGTCATCGGGGAACCGATTTCGATCTTCTTCACCGGCGCCCGGGCGATCCGCTCGAAGGTTTCCTGAGACGGCTGATCCTGCAAGATGATGGCCGTGCCAATGGCGACCCCGCCGAAGCTGCCAATCAGCCAGCCGAGGTGCGCTTCCAGCTCGCGCGAGCGCAGGGCACTGGACTGCAGCACTACCAGGTGATTCTCGAAGACGCCGAAGTAGAGGAACGAATCGACGAATTCTTTGCGGTGCTGCTCGCGCTCGGCCGGCGCCTCGATGTTGTTGAGCGCCTCGTTGGTCAGTGCGTCCAGCGCATACGACTCGGCGTCATCGTTGAGCGTGATGTAAGCCTGGCTACGCCCCGGCTCGAAGTAGATCATCTGGCAGAAGAGCATGCCGTTGTAATCACGCTTGTGGTTGATCACGCGGAAGCTATTGGTGTCCGCGCTGACAATCTCTTTCCGCTGACCGACACGGTGCGCAGGGCTTCCTTCGGCGAATACCCGACCGAGGATCTCCTGCAAGTTGCCACCGCCGGAGATAACAGCCCGCTTGTAGTGGATCGTCTTGGTTACAGACTCAGCCATGGTTATCCCTTACTGGTGGTTATTACAGCCGCCCGGGCTGGGCTCGAACTGCCAGCACCGCATCGATTGACGGGTCGAAATCGCATTCGTAAACGTGGCCCTGATAGGCCCCGAAGCCGTTCTGGAATTCGATCTTGTCGCCGAGGTAGGTGACGATCCCGCGCTCCTGGTCCTTCCAGCGATAGCGGCTGAACTTCATATCGAAGGTGCCATCCGTCCAGCGCGCGCTGAACTTCGCCAGGCGTTCGACCGGCTCTTTGCAGGACATGCTGGCGGTGACGATCTTCTCTTCCGCCCAGCATCCCAGCTCCTTGCGGCAAGTGGCCGGATCGACTTTCGGCGCAGCCGCGGCGGCCTCCTTTTCATCGCTCCCACCGGAGCACGCCTTGAAGGCAACCACGATGATCACCACCAGGATGATGATGCCGATGAGCTGCTCCTTGGCGGACACGCCAGGATTGGCCACGCCACAGTTGGGGCAGGTCTTCGCCGACGTGTCGACCTGGTGCTTGCAGGACTTGCAGGGTTTCAGTGCCACTGAATCGCTCCTTGATGCTCTAGAGGGGAATCCTTCGCCCCAGCGATGACGGGCTAGCGCTTACCGACGTGGTAATTGCCCGCCATCGCCGACATGGCGGTGATGATCTTGTCGAGACCTGCCCGGTCTTCTGCCGGCAACTGGCGAAAGCGATCGAGCAGATCCGCCTCTTCGGCACTGATGCTGCCCGCAGGCTGCGGCCTGCGCTCTCCCGTCACCACGTACTGCACATCGACGCCAGCAGCAGCTGCTGCAGCCAGATAGTTCGCGTCTGGGCTGCGCTCGCCTTTCTCGTAAGCGAGCTGGGTGTTCTTAGTGACACCACATTGCTCCGCAAAAACCGTTTGGTTTGCACCAACGCGGTTGCGCTCTTCCTTAAGGCGTTCGCCTATGGTCATAAAAGTTGGACCTCAGGCGTTGACAATCCCTATATCTGGGACCATCATCACCATCACATCACACGAAATCACACGAATTTGAACTATGCCGAACGGATACCCCAGCGAGCAAGCGCGCAACGCTGCGCGTGAACGCCTCAGCAAGCTCGGCCTGACCGCCAAGGAATGGGCCGAACAGAACGACATCAGCCCGTCCACGGTTTACGCCGTGCTCAACGGGCAGAAGAAGTGCCTGCGCGGTGAAGCCCACCGCGCCGCCGTACTGCTCGGCATCAAGGAAGGCGTAGTAGCCGGCGAAGCGCCGCGTTATGGGCGCCGCAAGACTGACTTCGCAGTGATTCCAAAGTAATGGCAAACCCCAAGGCGAGAAACGAGAAGATGAAGCACGCGATCCTCGACAGCCGGCGCAAGGTGGTCAGCGCCATCATCGCCGCTTACCCCGGCGGCCGTGACTGCGCCGCGGCCCGCCTGGGCCTGGAAATCAAGAAGTTCGACAACCACGCCTACGAGAGCGCCGGCCACCGCCCGCTGACCGACGAGCAGATCCTGCTGCTCGAGCAGCAGATCGGCACGGCCTACCTGCCCGAGTACATCGCCGCCCAGTACGGCGGTGTGTTCGTCCCGCTGCCAGCCGCCGAGGAGCTGGACAACATGGAGCTCTACCACCGCGCCGTGGATACCGCGAAGCGCCGCGGCCGGGTGGACCTGATCATCGCCAAGGCCCTGGAGGACGGCGCGATCGACGAAGGCGAAGCCAACGCCATCCTCGATGCCCACCGCCGCTACGTCTCTGCCCGCCACGCGGAGATAGCGGCAGTCATCGTTCTGCATACCTGCAACGACAAAAAATAAGTGCTGTACGGCCGCTGCCACGGCCGGGGGGGAAGGGATTTGAGCGTTTACAAGCTGGTATGCCCGGCATGCGGAGAGCGGATGCGCATTCGCAACTCCGAGGGGCAAACACCGACATTCCGCACCATCTACGGCCAGTGCATGAACCTGGCCTGCGGCTTGGTGCTCACGGGCTCGATGAGCTGGGACTACCAGATCAATACCTCGGGCATGGACAAGCCGAGGGTGGTGCTGCCGATTGCGCCATCCGTGGCGAAAATGCAGGCGTTGCGTGACAGCCGGCCTGCATCCGATCAACCCGATCTGTTCGATCAGCCACTCAAGGAAGCACACGCATGAGCCACGACACCTCTGCCAAGGATTACCGCAGCAGCATGCAGGCCGCCGCCAAGGCCTACCTCCTGCGCCATCAGGATGAGCACCTTGCCGACGATGAGCGCCTCTATGACCGCGCGTGCCGCTATTTGGTTCAAGGCCTGGACGTGCCTGCGTTCATGGCGCCGCGGCTGGTCCATCTGGCGATGACCGAACTCTCCTCCCGCGTGGGTATCGATCGCGGCCTCGGTGATGAGACCCGGCTGTGCCTGGTGCTGGTACGCACCGGGGAACGGGCCTTCATCCCCACCCGCTATTTGCCGCTGCGCCTGCAGCCACCCGCGGCACTGCCGGCTGCAGCAGCCGCGCACTGACCACCACCCCCTGAATCACCGTTACCCAGACCCGCCTGCCAGCGGGTTTGGGGAAGTTGCACCCGAAATTCGAGGTTGCCGCCATGCAACAAGCCATTGCCATCCAGCTGGACATGCCCAAGCCCGTAGCCGAGGCCCTGCTCAGCAGCCTGCGCTGCGAGCTGCGCCGTGGCCTGACCGAGCACTGGTACGACGACCGCTACCGCACCGTGCCGGAGTTCCTGCGCAGCCGCCGCATCCTCGATGACTACCCGGCCCTCGCCGGCCACAAACGCACCATCGGGGCGCTGAAAGCCGCCCTGGGCGCCAACCAGTAAGGCCAGCCACACCATGCAGATGAAAGAAACCCTACGGGCCGAGGTGCTGCGCCGCATCGAGCGCGACTTCGGCCTCCAGCACATGGCCGGCACCAACTACATGCGCAAGGGCAAATGCCCGGCGCACAACTGCGGCAAGAAGACCCTCTACACCTTCCACGACTCGCCCTGGATGCTGATCTGCGGCCGTCCGGAGAAGTGTGGCCACCGCGTCCACGTCAAAGAGCTGTATGACGACCTGTTCAACGACTGGAGCAAGACCGCCCCGGCCACCGCCCAGGACCCGATGGCCACAGCCAGCCCCTCCCTGCAGTTCCCCCGCGGATTTCGCCTGGAGCTGATCGCCGGCTGGTACAGCCAGGAGAACTACTGGAGCCGCGACATCAACGCCGGCAGCGCGACGGTGCGCTTCCCGCTGGAAAAGGGCGGCTACTGGGAACGGCTGATCGACCGGCCGGAGCGCTTCGGCAAGCAGAAGGCCCGCTTCAAGCCGGGCGAAAGCTACAAGGGCGTCTGGTGGTGCCCGCCGTCGCTCAACCTGGTGGAAGTCGAGGAGCTGTACATCGTCGAGGGCATCTTCGACGCGATCGCCCTGCTGCACCACGACGTCCCTGCCGTCTCGATGATGAGCAGCGCGCCGCTGCCCGAGCAATCGCTCAAGGCACTCAAGAACGCCTGCCATGAGGCGGACAAGCGCCTGCCGCGCCTGGTCTGGGCGCTGGATAACGAGCCGGTCGCCAAGGCCAACATGCGCCGCTGGGCGAAGGAGGCCCGCGCCCTGGGCTTCAAGTGCGAGGCGGCTGTCATCCCGCAGCGCGGCGCCAAGAAGGTCGACTGGAACGACCTGCACCAGCGCTGGGCCTTCATCGACGGCGACGAAGAGCGCGCCAAGCGCATCGAGCTGGACATGGCCGAGGCCCGCCACCAGGGCGCCCTGCTGCTGGCCGAGTCGGCCGAGGAAAAGGGCCTGCTGATGTACGAATGGGACGAGCGCAAGGAATTCCACTTCACCTACCGCTCGCGCCTGTACTGGTTCAACCTGGACATGGAGAAGTACGAGCGCACCGCCCGCGAGCTTGACGGCTCCGAGCACCACGACGACCAGCAGCTCAACGACAAGCAGCGCCGGGACAAGGCCTTGCGCCAGAGCGCCGCCGTGGTGCGCATCGCCAACTGCTACTTCGACGCGCTGTATTACATGCGCAACGAGGTGACCGACGAGGCCTGGTACTACTTCCGCGTCGAGCGGCCCGAAGCGCCCACCATCAAGAGCACCTTTACCGCGGCGCAGATCGCCTCGGCGCCGGAGTTCAAGAAGCGCCTGCTCAACGTCTGCAACGGGGCCATGTTCACCGGCACCCCGCAGCAGCTGGAGCGCATGCTTGGCTACCAGCTCGACAGCCTCAAGACCGTCAACACCATCGACTGGATCGGCTACACCCGCGAGCACGGCGTCTACGTGTTCAACGATCTGGCGATCGCCGGCGGCAAGGTGCACAAGCTCAACGAGGAGGACTTCTTCGACGTCGGTTCCCTGAGCATCAAGTCGCAGAGCCTGTCGCCAGTGCTGCACATCAATGCCGACCTGGCCGACTACGACGAAGAGTGGTTCGACCTGTTCTGGCGCTGCTTTGGCGTGCGCGGCGTGGTGGTGCTGGCCTGGTGGCTGGGCGCGCTGTACGCCGAGCAGATCCGCCAGCTGCACAAGTCCTACCTGTTCCTGGAGCTGATCGGCGAGGCCGGCGCGGGCAAGACCACGCTGGTGGAGCTGCTCTGGAAACTGACCGGCCGTACCGAATACGAAGGCTTCGACCCGTCCAAGGCGACCCCGGCCAGCCGGGCGCGCAACTTCGCCCAGGTGGGCAACCTGCCGGTGGTGCTGATCGAGTCCGAGCGCGAGCAGAAGGAAGGCGCGCCGGTTAAGCACTTCGACTGGGACGAACTCAAGACCGCCTACAACGGCCGCAGCGTTCGCTCCACCGGTGTGAAGAACAACGGCAACGACACCCGCGAACCGCCGTTCCGCGGCGCCCTGCTGATCGCGCAGAACAACGCCGTCAACGCCTCCGAGCCGATCCTCCAGCGCCTGGGCCATGTGCACCTGACCCGCGAGCACCAGACCCCGGAAACCAAGCTCCATGCCGAGCGCCTGGAGCGCATGCCGGTCGAGCAGCTCAGCGGCTTCATCATCAAGGCGCTCAAGCCCGAGGCGCAGGTGATGAAGCTCCTGGACGAGCGCACGTCCGGCTACGAGCAGCAACTGCTGGCACTGCCGGGCATCCGTACCGTGCGGATCGCCAAGAACCACGCCCAGCTACGCAGCCTGGTGGACGCCCTGCAGCTGGTGGTGCCGCTCAGCGACGAGCGCGCGGCCCAGGTGCATGCCGAGGTGGAGCGCATGGCGCAGGAGCGCCAGCAGGCCATCAACGCTGACCACCCGCTCGTGCGCGAATTCTGGGACATGGTCGAGTTCCTCAATGGCCCTCTGAACGAACCCGGCGGCCGGCTGAACCACTCCCGCAAGTCGGCCTTCTTCGCCATCAACCTCAACGAGTTCGTCGAGATGGCGGCCAACAAGCGCCAGCAGCTCCCGAACCTCAGCGAGCTCAAGCGCCTGCTCAAGACCAGCAAGTCGCCGAAGTTCATCGAGACCAACAAGCCCATCAACTCGAACATCGCCACCGACGGGCTGAACAACGCCAAGACCGTCCGCTGCTGGGTGTTCCAGCTCGTTTGACCCGCCGGCGCGGCAACGCCGGTACCAACCCAAGGAGAAGCACCATGCCAATGAACGACAACGACGACCTCTACAGCCCCAGCCGGCGCGAAACCCTGCTCACCCTGCTGGG